AACCACATTTTTAAACTCCTGTATTAATAATTTTGCTTTTTGTTTACGTCTTATACTAAGATATTTTAATATTTTGTTCAATATATCTACTGCAGGTCTATTTCTTACTCTCCAACGGTAAGAAGTTTTCCAATTTTTTTTTCTTGGAGCTAATTTAGTAACGTGACCTACTCCAAAAAACTTTTTTATAGACAAAATTACGTCTTGATCAGTCATTTCACAGGCAATTGTTGGATAATAAAGATTACCACGGTTTTTTTCCATAAAAAAACTTCCCTCGCCGTCTAAAATACCAGCAAAATATCCTAAATTATTTAACCCCGACAAATTTCACGCCTCTGCCTTTCTCCACAGCACCCACACCACGTATTCCATCTTTACGATGAGGACATATTCCGTGAGGATTAGGTCCTTTTTTTGGTGGTGGTCCAAATCGTTTACCTCCAGATAGCCCTCCGCGTTTAAAAGAGCTGGAACCAGGTTTTTTTTGAAAGTCGAAACCCATAAAATATGGTTTAAAAGGTTGTGGTACAGTTGGAGTTGCAACTCGTGATGGTTTTGCAGGAGGACATGGTGGCAAACTTCCGTCTGGACATCTTACGCCCCCTCCATCTGCTGTTTGAGTTTTTGTTTTTCCAAAACCCGCATCTTTTAAATAAGCTTTACCTTCAGGAGAATTAGGTTTTAATACTTCTTGGTTTACTTTATAATAATCTCTGTATAATCCTTCTTTTCTTGCAAACTTTTGTCTAGCTTTATAATTTTGATGAGCACCAAAATTTATTAAGGCAGTAATAGGTCCGATGTTTGGAACAGGTGCTTTAAAAGGAACGTCTTTAGTTCCAGTATTAGTAGGTCCTGGTGGTTTACCCCCACCTCCACCACCACCAGTAGTTGTTCTCTTTTCTCCATAATATCCTGAACCAACATTAAATCTTGAATGTGAATGATCAGAACCTTTTGGACCTGGAGATTTAAAATCAGATTTTGAGGCATCCATTCCACCACCTTGTAATTTTCTAACTCTTCTCTTCACGCGCTTTCTCCTGTTGAATTTTTAATCTACCACGCTGAACCTCTTCTTGTAAAGATAACTTATCTTCTGCAATATCTTGTTGTGCTTCAAATTTATTAGTTTCAACATCGAGTCGAGCAGCTGTTTCCTGTGCTTTTCTAGCAATATCTTGAGCTTTTAAATCTAACTCTCTTTGTTTTAAAGCTACCAATGGATCTTGATTTTGCATACCTAAAAATTGAGTTTCTTGGTCAACTAATTGATTAGTAATTAAAACAACTTGTTCTGCAACTGCTGAATTAAATTGTTTTACAAATTCTTCTGGATTAGTTTGTTGTAATTGGACTAGTTCTGGTTGTTGCATAAATGCAGCTAAAACTTCTTGCTTTGCTTTAAAACTTACGTGTTCTGAAATGTGTCCTTGTAATAAAGCATAGACAGCAGGATTTGATTGCACCATTCTAGTTCTAATAAAAGACATATGAGCTGCAATATGTGCATCATGATTTTGTTCTGCAAATGCTTTTGGTAATTGCATTTGTAATGCAGCTGTGTTCTCTAACGCCGGATCAATTGGTTGTGGTGGTTCAGGCTCAGCTTGTAAAAGAGTATCAATATTTCTTACTCCTAAAGCTTCATACATTCTTCTATATGCTTCATACATATTATGGATTTGTGGATTAGCTTGTGCTAGTTGTAATTCTGTTTGTGCAAGAGTAACTCTTTGTGACATTGAAAATATGTTTGGATCTGCCACAGGAATGATATCTACTCTATCATCAAAGTCAGTAAGTTTTATTAATCTATTTCCACCAACAACATTGTATGGATACTCTGGCGGTAAATACTCACTAATAATTCTAGCCATTATTCTAAACTCTTCTTTCATAGAATAGTAAGCACGTTTATGAATTGCTGACATAACTCTTGAGCCACGTTCTAGTAAAGCAACTGTCGTACCAACAGCAGCTTGTTGATTACCATCGCCTACTTGTAAATCAGCTATGGCTGCAAATCTTCTACCTGCATCTACACAAAAACCTAATAGATTGAATAAGGTTGAACTTGGTTCTTTAAAAGGTAACAATTGAAATTGATCTCTTATGTTACCTCCAGGAGCATCTACATCTCTAAACTCACCTGGTTGAAGAGGTTCCGCATCATCTCTAACTCTCATACCTCTTGATTTAAATCCTGCTGGTAGATTTGCTAATGTACCTGCATCAATCAACTGCCTTAACGCACCAGTAGCAGATTTTGATAATCCACCAATCATGTGTATCAAACCAAATCCATAAAAACCTAGACCCGGTAAAAATTTGTAATGAACGTAGTAAGGTATTCTTTTTCTCAAAGGATCATTAGGTTTATAGTTTCTGTAGATAGAAAGTATAGTCATACTATCTTCATCGATGGTAACTATATATGGAACTTTAACATCTGTTTCATATCCTGGTAAATCTAGATCAACATGCATTTCTACAAAGTTATAAAGGTCTTGATATTTTTGTGGAGTTACTCCTTCAAGTTCTTGATATTTTTTTATTGCTTGTCCTTCTTTGAAAAAAGGCTCTGGTAATTCGACATCTCTATAAAAACCAGACGCAACTCTTTTCTTAAATAAATTTTTAGAAACTCTTTGAACTTCTGATATTCTTTCAGCTTCATACAAATCAGATGAGTTGTATGGCACTACTAAATCTTCTGCATGGATAAACTTTGCTTTAGTTCTTTGCATTGTTGGATCATAAAAAACTTTTTTAAAAGTAGATCCAGCTAATGGTAGAAAAAATAACATCTGATCCATCTCAGGCGTATACTCTTCCATGACATCGGTTATTTGATAATTCATAAAATCTTTAACACGATTAGCTTGTTGAATTGTTTCTGATGTTTCTTTACCAACCACCTGACATCTTACCGGTCCATCAGATGGTAATAATTCTTTAAATGCTTGTGCTTGAAATTGTGTTGCTGCTTCAGCTAATAATGGATGCGTAACACCAGATGCACCTTGGAATGGTCTTGTAACTTCTTGATATTTAAATCCTAACAGATCTAAACCTTTGGTATAAGTTTCAATATAAGATTTTCTTGCTAGACTATCATCTTTATAATCTGCAAGGAGCTTGGAACCCAGTGATTTAAGTTCTCCATCGTCAATAAATTCTGCTAGGTTTGCATAAAAGTTTTCTTCAGGACTATCTGGTGCTGCTTCTCCTGATAAAACATTACCTTCTTCATCTTCAATCGCATCTATGTTCTCATTGATTGAAAGATCCTCTGGACCCTCGATCTCAATGTCTTCTTGCTCTTGGACTTCTACCAGGTCTTCTCTTGACATTATTTACCTTTCTTAAATGCTTTACCAAATCCTCTTATTGCTATTCCTATCCCACGAGATTTAATTGGTTTTGGTTTTAGAACTTTACCTTTAAATGTCGGTTTAGGTCGGATAACACCGCCTTTTTGTTTTCCAAGTAATTCTTTACCTGCACCTTTTGTCATTTCTAAAACCTCTTTTATACTTTCCAAAGTTTTTCTCATTTTATCTCTACCTTTTTGCTCCGCGGTGTTTTTCTTTGATTCATATTTTCCCACACGTCTATCTTGTTTTTTTGGATTTTCCATTGTTCCTCCATCCTTTCTTCCTGTTATTTCTTTAATTACCTTACGCATCTGGGGAACAGCTCTTGCAGTTCGTGCAGTAGCCATAGGCTTTACCTTAGCTTTTTGGCGTGTTTGTTGAAGCTGTAATTTTGCTAAATTTTTCATAATTAAAATATGGGAGCAAAATACTCTCTTTTGGGTTCAATTGCAACTAATCCACCCGTTTTGTAAGATCTCATCTTTTTTTTCTTTAAAAGCTTAGCTGCATTCTCTGGAATTTCTAATACTATACCGGTAAATGCTTCTTGAAAATCATACTGATCATCTAATGGAGTACCTGATAATCTATCAGACGCTGATCTTTTTGCGTTCAATTTATTTAACACATAATCTCTATTAGTTTTCGTTTTAAACCTTGCCATAACAGTTCCGTTAGGATTTCTAATTATATAGTTTCCATCCTTTGGTATTGAAGTATTAAATATTTTTTGTTTTCTAACAGTTAAATCTATTCCATAATCTTGTTTAAATTGTTTTGCAATTTTTTTAAGGGTTGCTGGATAGATTGCATCGCCACCACCTTTTTTACCTGGAGCCGGTAATGCCGCTTGTTCTAAAGCTTTTACTTTTGAACCTTTTTCATCACCGTAATAAAGGTAATGACCTTTATCTTTTTGGTGGTGAGTTTTTTTACCTACGGGAACGATTGTTACCCCTTTCTTGCCTTTTATGATTGCATCATTGACAGCGGATCTGAGCGCCAGTTCATAATAAGATTTCATATAAGGAAAGTATTCTGGATTTTTTTTAACTGCTTCGTCAACAGCTTTTGCTAATTTTCCCATACTTTCATCAGACATTAATTCTGATTTTTGAAAATATTTTTTATACAAAGATTGTTCAGCATCTAGCTCTTGTAATTGTTTCATTTCTGCTTTTGATAAAGATCTTGTTCTAAGTTTGGCTAACAGAGGTTTTTGAGCATCAACCAAATCTAATAATCTTTTTTTTATAATTGATTCTACTAAAGACTTTCCATATGGATTATTCATTGCTTTTCTTACTGCGCCCATACCAGAATCATAAAAAGGTTGAATAGTGTCAGATTGTATTTCATCAATTGCAATAATAGGTTCTCCTTTTTGATTGTACCTAGTTTTAGCTCTGTAATGAACGATGGGATTAACGTCAGGAAAATGTCCTGTGTTAGTAAATTTACCTTTTGAACTATTACCAGGAATTGACTCATCTAAACTAATAACTGTTTCATAATAATTATCACCACCTTTTGTAGTAGCAGTTGAGTGTTTTGCAGGTCCTACAAACTCACCTTTACTAGGTGAAACATACTTTCTCATTTTTTCAATGTTAGATATAAACGCTCTCATAACTTGTTGGTCACTTACAGGGAGCGCTGGTATTATATCTCTTAATGGATTTAATTTTCTGTCACTAGCAAAGTTAGCAACAACAGCTCTATTAGTAGCAGTTCTATCATATGCTTTTTGTAAGTCAGCTAATATCTGTTCAACATTTCTATATGCTGCCCTATCAGCTGTGTTAGATGTTTTAAATATAATCTCATTTAAGTTACCTCTTAAATTAGCGTTCATTATATCAGTGGCAGCGTACAAATCAAAAAAATCTGAATCAAAATCAGGACTACCATATCTATTTATTTTTAGTCTTTGAGAGGGAGCATTTTTTAACATCTTTAAAATATCTTGTTTTGATATTGTTTCAGCTGCAAGTTCTTTAGGGATATTGGCTAAAGCTCCTCCTATTGGTTTGAAGTTATCATCTAATTTTAAAATACCAGCATCAAATATTTCTTCTCTATTAATTTTACCCGTTCTTATTAAATTTATAATTCTGTTTGTTACTTGTTCATTATTCATTCCAGTAAAGTTTTCTTTAGCTAATGCATCATATGATCTTGATCCTAAAAACTCAGAAGTAGATTTTGAATATTTTGTTCTTACAGGAGTCGCAGATTCTCCAAAGTTAAACTTTTCTGTAATCTTAATTGGTACATCTTTTTGTCTAACAGTAACATCAGATCTTTGATTTGCTTGCTTAACGCCAGGTTGTTCTAAAACCTCTTCTGGGATATCTGTTGGTTGTGTAGCTCCCCTTTGAGGTTGTTGCATCCTAAACTTAGATGTCATGTTTCGATATCCTTTACCTATGATATCTCTCATTAGAAAAGCTGCAGCTCCGCCTATTACCCCTCCTCCTAACCAGTAAGGTAAAGTTCCTGCTGACATGATTGGGACCCCAATACCATGGACAACAGTTCCTGGAATATCTCTATCTTCAACAGCTTGTTTAAGAGCAGCTATCTCTTGATTAGTATATTCAACAGCTCTAGCCTCTCCAATACCAGGTAGCATGTCTTTTGATACCTCATTTAAAAAATTTAATGTGTCAGATCCAAAAGCTTTTAGCGCTAATATTTCACGATCAGTTAAAGGTCTTTGTAAAAGAGCACCTGGCGGTGGCAGGTCGTTGAGCGTTACTTTCTCTTGAGTTTTTTTCATAACCTCAATTGGTGTATTATCTTCAGGTATTTTAGGTAATTGATCTATCATTTCATTTTCTCTCTTAGTTCACGCTTACGATAATTTCTTAACCAATCGCCATGAGCTGTTTTAGCTTTAGAAATTATACCTTTAATTTCTCCTATGGGTACCCCTTGCTTATAAAGTTTATTAGCATTTTGTGTAATGCTATTGAACATGTAATCTTTATCTATTCCAGCAGATACACCTTTCATAAATCTTACTGTTGAATCCATAAACATTTTTTTTGTATATGGTTTTTTTGGAGGCACTATTGGTTTTTTAGGTCTCTTAATCATGTGTAATATTTAGGCCTCTCTCCTGGTTTTGTAATGTCCTCTGGTTCATCTGAAAATAATGAAACAAAGTTACCTTTTCTATATCTTAACACAGCTTGGGTGGTGCTGTCCACGTAGTCGTCATTCTCTCCAAACGGAAATGCAGCGCATTCTTCAATAACTTCTTCTGCCCATCTTTCACCCTCAGGAAAGAATACTTGTCCTGATTCAAATATTGGAGCGCAGGCATGAACTCTAGCGTGTTTGTCTTTACCTCTTACAGGAACAAATTCTGTAACTGGAACACCCATTTTACGCATTTCTTGGATCAGGGGTTCTCCTGTAGCTTTCTTCTCCACGATCACCGTTTCTGGGTCCCAGTATTTATACTGATCAAAAGCAACCATCTTAAGTTCTGGAAAATCATATCTACCTCGTAATGCATCTAATAATATCAATGCAGGTTTCATATCTTCAAAAGGTGTGAATACACCCCAAGTAGTTATAGCAGAATAGTCTGCAGTTTCTTTTTTAGAAAAAGCAGTATCATAACTTTGGATAACATGTTTTAGTTCTGGTAAACCACTAGCTTCCCATGGTTGCCACCAATCTCTTTTCAGAATAGCCCCTTCTTCTGCAGTAGGATTTTGCATATACTGCGCATTCCATTTTGAAATAGGTATAGATGCTTTTGTTCCAAGCAGGGACTCCTTAGTCCAATACTCAGGCCAAACAGGTTGTTCATTCGGCAGGATAGCAGGGAATTCGATTACCTCCCATTTATCTGCACCTGGGTTCCGCTGTTCGCGAATCAGCTTACCTGTTAAATCATTTTGTGCCCAACGTGTCATTACTAAGACGATGGAACCACCTGGTTGCAGACGTTGACGTGGACCAGAGGTGTACCACTCAAAAGTCTTTTCTAAAGAATCCTTTGATCCTGTATTTTGTTCCGTATGCGGGTCATCTATAATTAATATATCCGCACCACGACCCGTGATGGAACCACCTACACCAGCAGCATAATACTCTCCTCCTTGATTCGTCTCCCAACGTCCAGCAGCTTTGGAATCCTGCGATAGAGTAACATTTTGAAAAATAGTTTTATATTCTTCTGAATCAACTAGATTTCTCACCTTCCGACCAAAACGCTGTGATAGTTCAGCATTATGTGAAACTTGCATAATCTTTGCTTTAGGATTTTTTCCTATAATCCAGGCAGGTAACAAATAAGATGCAAACTCAGATTTTGTATGACGAGGAGGCATATTTACAATTAATCTATTAATTTCCCCAGATGCTATTTTATCAAATTTATCTGCTATGATTTGATGATGTCCCCACTGAGTTTTATGTTTAGCTTTACGATATATAAAATCAGGCCAAACCTTTGTTACAAAATATAGAAAATCAGATCTACCTTTTAGTATTTTCTTGGCTTCTAATAATTTTTTATATTTTTCTAATTTTTCTCTTGGTAACTGATTTAAGTCCATAAGTATTTTTTACAAATTATATTTGTATATTTTGCATCTTAACTCTCTTTCCAAGTTACATCAACGTATTTCAGGGGGGTGGGGTTATAGATGGAAGGGCGTGGATTTTTGGATATAAAAAGAATTACTTTTGTGGATAAAAAAAAAGGTGGCGATTGTTAAGTCGCCACCAATTGAACCCCTAACTTTTTTTTATTCAAATTTTTGGTAGGGTTGCTACCTTGAGGGGTATTACATTAGCTTGTTAGTTAATGTTCATTAAATTTGTCTATTAAGATTGAATTGTTCTGCAAGTTCTACAACTAACTCATTTGCAAACTTGCTAACAACTTCATTGTCTTTGTTCGCTTGTATAAATTCGAATATTTTTCCGTCTAAATAACAAGCTAACATTTGCCAATTAATTCTTTTCTCTTTATTTAATCTTTCAAGAAAAGACTTCAATCTTTCAACAATCTCATTGTTGTCTTTTGAAGTCATAACTAAAGACTTCAATTCAACTATTTGATTATTACTAGGCATAAGTTTTAATACTCCTTTCATATTTTAATATAGTCATAAGATTAGATAAGTCAAGATAAGATATATATTTATTTACAACTTATAGTTGCACCAATAGCAACACAGCTAAACCTGTGAAGAAGCACCTGCCACTTTTTTTAAAACACCAGCAAAATCGAATTTGTCTGAATCACGGGAACGGGAATCCTTGATTTACCTTACCTTTCTTGAACTAAAATCAGCAGCGCGCCCGCGGACAAAGATAGTAAAAAACCCAGTAAAACAGCAATTGCGTCTTTCACGGGAACGGGAAATCCTTATTTTATGTAGATTTTCGAACTAAATTTTCCGCCGGCGCCCGCGGACATTGGCTACTACATCTAGTATCCGTCCCCATTGTTTCCTCTACAACGGGAACGGGATTTTGTTTAGTTGGTTTGAGAAGGTGATTGTATTTGCTTGAACAGATTAGAGAACTTACCACGTCTATCATCACCCATATGTTCGATGTGTTCTTCTTTACCCAAATCATTATCGACAATATCAATATGCGTACCAAGTGTTTTAATTTGGTCACAAGTATGAATCATCATAATTTCCTTCCTATCAGGGTGGTCTGAAATTTTACCTTTCATACCCACACTCCCATCATCACTCCCCATTTTCAAAGAATATGCCTCAGTTATGAAAGTGTAGAAAGGTGCATTGAAATCATCAAGCATACCAGATATCACGGTGACTGCCAAACTTTTAGACAAATCACTTGTGAAATTACAACCTATCACCATTTCAGCAAATGGTGAGTCAGGCTTTGGGTCATGTAAGACTTCTGCTCTTTTACCCATTTGGATAAATTCATGTCCTCTTGCTGAAACCTGTCTTCTGTTGTAAGGAATAAAAAACAAGGCAGGTAGTTCTTGTTCATTTTTTCTATGAAACAAGAAAGCGTCTTTGCCATGATTTACCGAGTACTTGTGATACTCTTCCAAAGTCTTGTATTGTTCTTTCATTGGTCTTATTGCTGTAAACTGAACAGGAAAATTATTAAGAAATTTTTCTTTCAGTTCGTTTATTAGTTTTTCGTCCATACGACTCCTTTGTTATTTGTTATCTTATCAAGTCCCATTACTATGTCAAGAAATAAAAATAATAAAGAGAAAGATTTAATCCAATCAAAAATAGGCAGCGGCCCAGGCCAGATGCTAAGACAGCTATCAAACCAACAATCATCATGGCTTTTAACACGGGAACGGGATTCTCCTTTCTTTGTTGATATAATTCAGGTCTTGCGTCCGAAGACGCACACTAGACCCTAAGGCAGCCCACTGAAGAACAGGAGCCATATCACAGTTGTGTATGAATCTACAATGAGCTACCAGCTCCGGTATACAGCTTCCCCACCCGAAGTCAAGCTTTTTCTTCAGGGACCAGCTGCAGGATCTGCTGCTGGGCTCGCGATCCAGTGATCATAGTAAGCGCCTCCTTCATCGCTCTTTTCCTGACCAACGGGAACTAAAGCTTCACAGGTTTAACACAGCTGCCTGGATGGCCAGCTCCTGATTGTTATTAACAAAAACCACAACCTAATGTGTCTGACCAAGAAACGGGAAACTATATCCTGTGATCCAGCTTGAAGAAGAACTCGCGGGGACGCTGCCGATGCTATAGTAAAAACCCAGCAAACCAGCAAGTTCCTGAAAAACGGGAACGGGATTTTGTGCAATCATTGGGCTTTTGTGTTCCGTATTTTCCGCCGGCGCCCGCGGGAAATGGTAGTAGGAATAACGAATCAATTAATCGAGTTGCTCGACAACGGGAACGGGATTTCGGGATCCGGCTGCGGGCCCAGCATCCTATAAAATTTTAACCAGTCACCTGGGTCGTGTATCCATAGAACGGGAAAACGGGATTCCGGTCCCTGGATCGCGTTACTACCTTCGAAAACTTTAATGACCGAACCCGAGAGGGGTCGGGCCAACACAAAAACTTTACCTCCAACTCTAGTTCTTTCGTAAATCCAAGCTTTTTGAAACTTAGACAGCTGAAGTGAGTTACCTTTTATTACCTTAAGTTCTAACCAAAACTCTATTCCATTGTAACAGCCATTTACATCAGGTACACCAGGTAAAGATCTATTTTCTATTCTTACCAAGTGTGCGTCTTTTAACGCTTTTTTTACGTCTTGCCATAACTTTGCCTCTGGACCTTTTGCCATTTAACTCTCCATTAATAAGTTCATTAAGATAAGGTAAGAACCATTTGTTATCTCTGATAACTTGTACTAATAAATTAGTCAAAGAATTTACAATAAGCTCTTCTTTTTTTACATTAGTAATTGGACCACCATCCGAGCTGAGTCCTGAATAATCTAATCCGGCATGTAAAACTTCATGAAGGAACGTATTGCCTTTTTCAATACTTTTAAGATTTTTTTCCAAAAGGATTTGTTTATTTTGCGCATCATATTCTCCTTGAGTTGTATTATCTTTAAAAATAGTATTCTTAATCTGCAGATTGTCGTAACCAATTTTAATTTTTCTTCGCATTTATTTTTACTTCTCCCACATGAGCTTTTATATATTCATCGTTATTTATAAAATTTAAAACAGCTAAGAAGTCAGAAAATTTATTTGTCTTCTTTGCCTTCGCCATCAATGACTTCAATTTCATCTGCTGAAACCTCGATAGTTTTTGTCTCGCCAAGCTCATTATTCAGTTCCTTAATTGATTTAATTAAATCTTCCTTACTCATTGCAGATAAGTTCTGCGTTTTAATTTCTTTTCTATCAATATAGAAACCAGCTGCTTGACCAAGTCTAAATTCAGAATTGATTGCTGCTGCCATCTGACCCTTATCCTCAGCTTTTTTAGATAAGCCATCGAGTCTTTTTAAATGCCTCAAAAAATCTTTAAAATGAGCTATGCCTTTTTCCCTCATTTCTTCAATGTAAGATACTACATGAGGTGATTTTTCAGGATTAGTTAAAACAGATCCCCATTTTTCACAAGTAGGCTCAGCATATCCAGCTTGTTTAGCTGCTTCTTTTTTTGTAATGTTAGGGTAATTGGCTACATAAACCTCTGCAAAAGTTCTTTGCTTTGGGGTTAGATTCAAATATGTTTTCTTACTATTACGTAATGTTAAACCTGTTCTATCCACTTTTAGCTCCTGTATAAGATTATCTAGAGTTAATATATATCAGTTATACCAAAAGATAGCCAGTCCTTTAGTACCATGAAATTCTGTGTACATTCTGGGTACTACTATGACAAAATAAGTGTTGATATTGCTTATTAATATTAGTTTTTCTGTAAGTCTGTGTACTATTGATGTAAAAAATATTTTTAGAAGTATTTACTCTCAAGTATCTATATAGGATAAGAAAAGTTTCACGTGAAACATAGGGCCCAGGATGTGGTGTGGTGGATCCTGAACCCAAGTTATAACTAACTCATTAAGGTTAGATAGTCAAGGGTAGGTTCACTCTCGCTTGCCTACCCCGACCATAGAAAGGAGTTTCGAATGATTTCGAAAACTTCTTAATCTATATCTGAATTTCTATTTAAGATCAAATAAATTATTACACAAGCAATAGCTATACATATCACTCCAACTAATAACATACCTAATCCTTGTACTATTGTCATGGATTCCTAAATATTACTATCATTAAAGGCTTAATATAACCGATTCTATTGTTATCTTCACTGCCATCATCATGGCCAAATCTAAATCCTCTTACAGGTTTTCTTAAGAACCTTATTTCACAATTAGGATTCGTATAAATAAAATCATGAAAATACTTCGTATGCACAGCTGCCGGTAACAAAAATACACCAGTAAAGTTTTTAGTGTAGTAAGCTTTCTGTACAAATTTAGGTATTTTAATATCGAATAGAGGGTGTATGTAGGCTACTTCTCCACTCCAATCTTTAGTCAATGCATCATTTTCTTTTGTATAGTACCTGGGCAATAAATGATTTCTATCTGATGCACAACAATCAATAGTAAATTTAAATTCTTTACTAAGATCTGCCCAAATTTCTTTTGGTGTTCTCAACCATTTCATCTCTTTTGCAGAGAAGGTTAGTTCTGATTTATTATGTTTCACTTGTTTTTTGCAGAATAGTTTTTCTCTCACCATTTGACATAAACTCAAAACCAAATTCTTTGGCAGCATCTTTTATGACTGTTATGTTATATGTTTTCCAATCGTCATATATAAACACAGCTCCAGGTGCAGCTCGCCTTGCAAAAAATATAGTTTCGGTTAATACATCAGTGGTTTTGTGTGGTCCATCAAAGTGAACGAGTGCATATCTATTAAGAACATATTGTTTAGACTCATAAAAAAATTCTACACCATAGTAGTATTTCTCAAAAAAAATATCATCAGGCATATTTAATAAGTTAAA